TTTACAGTCATATTGTCAAACATTACAGGCAAATTAGACTTATTTTGCTCATAAATTATTTTGTTTAAATTTGCTTGGCTTACTGTTCCTTTGTCATTTCTGATGCCTGAATTTAATTTAAACTCATCAATTTTTAATTTATTTAATGCTTGATGTTCAGGAGAATTTCTGCCAATCAAATCCAACATTCTTTCAATGTTTACTTGAGGAGTATTAGAAGCATAATGTTTGGCTACGAAATTATTAGCAGCAGGATGAGGAATACCAGCCTCTATTTCATCAGGAGTTCTAGTATCAGAAATAGCTGCTTTATAAGCTGGATTTTTTTCTTTAGCTTTTAACGCAGCAACTGCTTTTCTAGCTTCATCATATAAGGGTTTATACTGAGCAAACTCATCTTTAATAGGAACTTGTTCTAGTTTTTCTCTAATAATGCTTGCTGCTTGAGCTTCCAAAGGATCTTTAGAAGTTCTTGCAATAGTAGCTGTATCAGTTCTAAAGTTTTCATATTGTTCAGGAGTCATAAACCCTTGAGCCAAAACTTCATCTAAATCAGCTTGTAGTCTTGCAGGAACATATCTAGTTCTTTGTTTTTCTTTTAGACCATTAATAATGTTTTCTCTCAAAGCTCCAATATCAATGGGCGCTTGTGATCCACCAGCAGCTCGGTTTGCCTTTTCATATAAAGCTCGAATGTTTGCTTGGTCATTGATGTAATCATTTTTTAACTTATCCAATGGCATTGAAGCCAATCGAATTGGATCGTTATCAAATACATCAGGAGAAACTTTTTCTTTAATTGTGTTAAATCCTTGAATTAGCTTAGGATCTCGTTCTTCAAATCTAGCTTGTAGATTAGGATCTGTTTTTCTAGCATTAAATTCATTTGACATTAAAGATGTGTTTTCAAGTGCTTGTCCTTCTGTTGGCACTAAACCATATTTAGCAAATTTGTTATGGTTTTCAATGACTTTAATGTTTTCTTCTGTAGCTAGTTTTTCAATAGGAGTATCTTTTAATGATTCTTTTAAGTAATCAGGAGCTTCAGTTAGAGCAACTTGAACTCTATTTTGTAGGTTTGCTTCCGCAGCTCCAACTCCTGACATTGTTGGTTTAGCACTAGGAGCTTGAGCAGTTTTTGGAAAACGATTATCAAACTGCTCTTGAAGTTTTAATACAGTAGTCTTAGGACTAGGCAATTTAGCGCCAACACCTACTCCTAATGTGCCAAGCATATTTTCCACATCTTGCTTTGGTATGCCTGTTTTTTGGGAAATAGCATCAGCTCCTTCGCCAATGTATTGCCCAATCTTATCCATAATTCTGCGAGTAGCTTCTTGCTTATAGGCAGGATCTTCGGTAATGCCAAAAGTTTTTCCAATAGAAGGAGCGTTAGCTACCTTTTGAGCTGTTGCAGTAGCTTCTTCAGGAGATTGCCCAAAAGCTCTGCCACCAGCATAAACAACTTGACTAGCAGCAGCAGGAACAGCACTTATAGCTATATCTGCAACAGAAGCTAAACCTTTAAGTAAATTTTTGCGTTCTTCTAAACGAGGTATTTTAGGTGTTGCTTTTTTTTCTTCTTTAGTTGGCTCTGCTTTGCCACCCATCAAAAAGCTACTAAAGTCATCTGTTGCTTCTTTGGCAGTTGGTTGAGCAGTAGTTTGAGCAACTGCTGACTTAGCGCCAAATATATTCTTTCCACCTTTTTCCATCAAAATCATAGGGCCACTAATCACATGACGAACAGCAGGATTAGAAAGGTCTATTTCTTGGTCAGGTTTTAAACCAGTTCTTTGAGCTACAAAATTGATATAGCCTTCAGTATCGTTCTTGTCTTGAGGAGGAGCATAACGACTAATAACTCCTCTTAAAGTATTAATGCCATGCTTTGTTCCATAGACTCTAAGATTGTCATCCATAGCCTTAATACCTTCTTCATAGCTAGAAGGTTGTTGAAAACCTGTAGATGATCCAACTGGTCTTAGATTGCCAACATTATATTGATTGACACCGCCAACAGGATTAGCTTGTGGGTTAGGCTTTGTTTGCCCACCCATTAAGAATTGACCAAAATCATCCATTACAGAGTTCCTGTTTGCTCTAATTTCTTCACATTATTGTATTGCTCGTTAAAAATTCTTAGTTGATTTTTATCAGTTCCTAGTAATTCATCTCTAGCTTTGGCTTTTTCTTCCTTAGACATTCTTGGATCATTAAAGATATTCATAGCTTGAAATATCTTAGGATCAGCATTTTTAGACCACATTTGTTCAAATGACTTTAAGTTTTGATCTCCAAACTTGTCAGAAAATTTCTTAATTGCTGTCGCTTTTGAATCAAGAGCTGTCATATCAGCTTGAGTTCTACGAGCAATTTCAATCAATACTTTTGGAGGATAGGTTTCATCTCCGTTTGCCATTCTTTGTAATTGCTGTCCTGCTACAGTATCCATAGAACCGCCTGTTGCTTTAATGTTAGCAATAGCAGCGTTGGCTAAGTCTTTAGACAATTCTTTGTAACGAATACCTTGTTCAGTTCCTAAGAATGTAGATAGGTTTCTTTCAAGTGAACCCAAAACTCCTGAAGTTGGCAAAGTTGCTGATTTCTCAAGCTCCATAGCTTTTTTAATAACTTCATCCACATTTCTGCGAGAAGCAGGAAGTTCTGACTGTCTAGCAATTAAAGCTGTTTTTGATGCAGTTCCAACCTTACGCTCATCTTCTTCCTGTGGAAGCGCTGTATATGCTTGACCAGCTTGTCTAATTGGATATGACAAAGGAACTGGTTTGCTTAAATCAGTTTTAACTGGTTGGCTCATATCTTGAGGTTGAACACCAGTTTTAGGAGCTGTAGTAGGAGTAGTAACAGGAGCTGTAGCAGAAGTAGGAATTTCAGCTCCTTGCACATTTGTTTGATAACCGCCTTGAGGTAACTGTGATGGCAATATACCGCCAGGATACACTTTTTCAAGCTGAGTTTGAGCATTTAAAGTTTTAGCCAAACTCATGGCTAACCACTCTCTTAATTGAGTTGGCGATCCGTTTACTGGAACTCCTGATAACGCTTGATTAACAGCATTTTCAGGAGTTTTCATCCTTTTAGCGTTTTCTTTTACAGAATTAATAACATCATCTGAAGTTAAATCAGGTTTTGTTAAAAGACCTTGTATGCTTTGAGTAACTTGATTTGTATGTCTTAAAGCGTTGTCTAAGGTTGCAGTATCCGCTTGCATTGTTGCTGTTTGTGCTTGTGCTTGACCTTGTTGAATTGCTGAAGGCAATAAAGCCTTTTCTCTTTGAAAAGCAGTAGAGGTTCTACCTAAATCAACCATTTCCTGAAGCGACATGGCTTTAGGAGCTTGAAGATTTCCGTAAATACTTGCATCAGGTAAAGTGCTTAGAGCTGGCATAGTGATTCCTTTAAGCTACTGCAATTGGGTTCACAATATTGCTACCAGTTGCATTTGGTTGCATAGTTTGAGTAGGAGCTTGGTAATACTGAGGTCTATTCATAGCGTAATAAGCTCCAGCATTAGCTATGCCTTGAGCTGTATTGCCCATAATATTTCCTTGAGCTATTTGAGAAGCTGCTTGTGCATTACCTGAAGCAGCAGCCAAACTAGCAATATTAGTTCCAGCTCCTATGGTTGCATTGGCTTGACCAGTAACTCCAGTTAGACCCATATTTGCAATTTCTCTTAAATTAGAAAAAATGTTTCCTCTTTGGGTTTGGAATTGATTAAAAGCATTAGCGTATTCGCCTGAAGCAAAGTTTTGCGTATAGTCTTGTAGGCTACGCAAAGCATTACCGCTTACAGCTCCACCAGTTACATTTGATCCCATTAAATTAGCTTGCTGACCTTGGCGCAATCTAAAGTCATAACCTGGTGCTAAATAGGCATTTAAATCTTGATTGGTAAATTGTTGAGTAAAGTAAGGATCTTCAGAAATTTTATTAAGGGCAATTTTGCCTTTTTCAACAAAAGGATCGTAATAACCTTTTGCCTCTCTACCAGCCTCAAGCACCATTCCTTGAGCTTGAAGCGCTGCATCTGCTTGAGTTTTAGCAGCGCTTTTAGCTCCTTGGCTTGCCATGTAGCCTGAAGCTACTGATCCTACTACGATAGCTGTTGCGACTCCTGACATTTAATCTCTCCTTATTGCAATACTCAAGGCTTGTCGATAATCAATAGTAATTTCTTCGCCTAAATTACCCCCTTGACACCCATTTATAGCCTTTTTTGCCACTAAATCAATGTCCTTATTATCTCTCAAAACCATAATTCCGTTAGCATTTTTTGAATGATTTGTATATCTGCCAATAGGAGTTCTTTTGCCATTTAATCTTGCAGGAGCAATTATTTCTCCTTCTTTAAAATTACCAGTAGCAAACACTCCTTTTCCATCAATTCTTGAGTTAGCTACCATTACTTTGTAATTGCCAAAAGGCATAGGTATTTGATCTTCTGTATTTTCTGTCTGCTTTCTAACAGTTTCATGGTCAAAGCCAAATTCAGCAATAGCTAAGTAATAGTCTGCAATGTCGGAAGAATGATCTAGAGTAAGCAACAGCTTTTGTGAGTTTTGGTGATCTTGCCAAGTCATGCTTTTAAGCAAAAAAATTTCCTCTAACTTTTCTATATCCGTTTCGCTTGTAGCATAAACATTCTGCCAAACCATATCCTCATGGATATAACCTATTTTTCTACCAGCTTTGGCTACAAATGTTTGTGGAGCTACAAGCTCCGTATGAGAACCATCTTCATTGACCATAGTTACTCTACCAGCAAGCATGATGTTTAAATGCTCTGTTTTTTGGTGATGACCTATGGAGAATGTTCCTGCTGGAATCCTTACTTCTCGAATGTAAATATTAGGAGCAAAGTGATGCGTAACAGGACAATCAGCTTGTTTTTCTTGTAAAAAGTGCTTTTCTAGCTTTTGCACCTTTTCTTCAGTTATGACTTGTAAGTTAGACATTGTAGTAAGGCACTTTATAAATTCTGCCGTTTACTGTCATTTCAATAAATCCAACAGGATTAGCTGGTAAAACAGCGCTTCCAGCCGTTGCTGAAGGAGCTATTCTAGTGAAATTAAGAAGATTAGAAAAAAATATTTGCCAAGCTCTAGTCGGTCTTTTTGTTTGCTCATCCATAAAATCAGTCTGTGGATAAGGATTATCTTGGGATGGCCCCCATATTTGATTTGCCATTAGTTTTCTCCTACAGATGCTTTTAGATTAGCCGACACAATTACAGCTTTAACTGGATCAGTAACAACTACTTCATAGATTCGATCTCTAGCTTGTCCTAGTCTGCGCCAAATAATACGATTTTGGTATTTACCAACCTTTCCAATTCCAGCCCAATGCTCATTAGACCAAGTAGAACCGCCATCATTAGACCAACGCAACATAGCTTGAGGGTTTATACCTATGTCGTTATTGCCTAATGGAAAAGTTTCTATGCCTTGCAGACCAACACCAGGCTGAAATTGCAACTGCAATTCATCAAAATACTGTCTTTGGAAATCAGCTACCAAATGAGGACATCTTCTCATTCTTCTAATATGAGTTCCGTTATCTGTGTAATTATTAGGATCTAGGCGATAAATTTGCCCATTTTCATAATCACCAACTAAAAACTGGTTTTGGAACAAAGCTCCACAATTTGATCTATGCCGTTTGTAGTTGTTCTGAGTATCAGTCCAAAGCCATTTATGCCATAACTGAGTTGCACCATCATAAACCCATGTCAGCTCAAGAGTTGGAAAGGTAACGACATAGCACTCATGTCCTTCTAGCTGATAGGTATAGGCTACGGCATCACTAATAGTTTGATTTACCAAAGTGTTTTCTACTGCATGAGTAGAAATACGCTGTGGGAAATATCCATTCATTTGCACAATAACCGCTTGACCACGATCATTTCTAGACACATAAGCAAAAGAATTGCCAAATCGAGCCATTGAGAATTGAGCTGCTATTCCATGCTGTGACGAAGCGCCTGGTATCCGTTGGAAAGGAAATGGGAAAGTTCCTACATCTGCCCAAACTTCAGAAGTCTTTTCACCTAACAAATAAATTTGACCATGATCGACTATTAATGAAACTAAATCGTCAGGGCCTGTGAATTTAGAAGCAAATGAAAGCCCATAGGTAATTGGAGAAAGAACATCAGAAGCAGCGTATTGCTGAGTATCAGGTCTGTTATAGATAAAGTAGTTATCAACAATATCAACTGTAGAACCACCAGCAAAAGCTCCATCTGTAGAAGGAAGCTCAGTAAAGTTCAATCCATACATAGTCCTAGAGGTAACAGTCTGACTATTGTTGATGACATAATTACCAGTTGAACCAGTTCCTGTTCCAAATGTCAAAGTTAGGGTTAAACCTGTTCCTGAACCATCCGAGGAAGTAGAAGCATTATTGGCAGGAACAGAAGTATATTGACCTGAAAAGGTTCTTGTAAGTCCTGTAACAGCTCCTGAACCGCCTATAGAAGTAACTGTATAAGTAGCAGGACTAGATCCATAAACACCGCCTAAAACAGTTATATTTTCGTTTACAGCGTAACCAGTTCCTGCTGTTGCAATTGTTTCACTCAGAACAGTTCCATTACCCAAAGCTGTAATGATGGTTTTAGCCGTTACTGTAGATCCTGTAATGGTTTGACCTGCATACAAAGTTCCGCTAGAAACAGCAGAAACAGTTAAAGTTGTTCCTGACATATCTGCTGTTATTACAGCGCCAACAGTAGCTGAGTTCATTTGGATTGGAGAAGCAATTGTATGACTTTGATTAATAGTCCAAGATGTTCCTGATCCACCAGTAATAACTGTTTGATTGGATATTCCAATACCAAATAAAGACTGACCAGCCGATATTGTTCCGCTTTGCAACAAAGTAACAGTAAGAGTAGTTCCGCTAATTGTTCCTTGGAATACAGCAGATGCTGGATTAGAAATGCGCCAAGTATAACGATTAGAACCATCTACGATATAGACATTTAGACCATTATCGGTAATGCCTACTTGACCAGTTGAGCTATTTAACTGACCTACAATTGTTGCAGTAAAGGTTGATCCCATTACATAAACATAAGGGCCACACACCACCACTAAATAATCACCACCTGAAACAGTTCTCATGCCTCTTACTTGTTGGGCATTTTGTAGTGTTACAACATTAGTAAGTCCTGGTGTTGGATAAAGAGCAATAACCTGTCTAGCACCTTGAGGAAGGGTAGGATCAATTTCAGGTCTAAAGTTTATGCACTCCTGAGCATCTTGATAGATGGAAGGAGCTTCATAAGCTGCGCCAACAAAGCCAAAGTCTGCCATTTTCTAGCCTTATCTAAAGAAACCGCCATTAAGAATCCAACCAGCATCCTTTTGTCGGCTTGAAAGCATTGCATCTGCAAACTGAGCTGATGCCATAGGTTTCATATTGGTGCGTTTTAAAGTCGCTTTAGCTTGTGCAGCATAAGCATTAATCATTGCTATTTGCGTTGCAGAGGCTTTGCCATACATAGGCATTAAACGCTCTGCCAAACACCATCTAAGAGCCATTGAATAACCTTGTGGAAGGACTATATCGTCATACATAGTGCCGTAATTACTAAACAAGGTCTGAGCAAATAAATGCACTTCTCCTTGTGAAGGGTTTGGCCATAAGAACACATTTCCTGATTGGTCATTTGGATTGAAATAGACCGCTTTTGGCCATGGCCCATTTAAAGTTTTTAGACCAATTGAGTTGTAATTATCCAAAGCTAAAACTGCCATTTGGTAATCTAAACCACCATTAGCAATAGGCTGACCATTAGAGCTAGTGTTTATCCTTACATAAGCGCTATCAATACCTAGTGGTTTTTGATAGTAAGCAGTAATAGTAGAAGCAACAATAGTCCCAGTTATGGTTGTAGAGGCTACAGTCTGTGAAGCGCTGACTGTGTAAGTTCCAACTCCACCAGTTCCTGAAATAAGAGCCGAGATAGTAGTTCCTGCCGTTACTCCAGTTCCGCTAATTACAGAACCTACATTGACAGCACCTGAAGTCATAGCTGTAACAGTAAGCGTTGTTCCTGAGATTGAACCAGTAAATACAGGAACTTGAGTCGGTTGAGTAATGTTTAAAAGGTAAGTTCCTTGTTCGTTTACATTACCACCAGCTCCTGTCAGATTGCGAACAATCCGAGTTCCGCTAGTAACACCTTGGCAGTTTAAATATTGACCTTGAGCTACAGCTCCTGAATTTATGCCAGTAACTGTCAAAACATTACCTGAGAAAGTGCCTGTAAAAGACGATCCGATAAAGTTAGCAGTAGAAGGATCAGGGCCAATCGTATATTGCACTTGACCAGCTATGACAGGAAAAATGATCTCCGTAATGTTGAAAACCATCATATCCTCGTTAGACCATTGGTCTATAAGGTCATTCATCAAATCAAAAGCATCTCTAGCAGCATCTGCTGTAGGTTGTTCTCCAGCTTCTAAAGCGCCAATATCCTTTAATGCTCTTGAAATTATGTCTATTGGCTTTGCCATAGTAGCTCCTATTCAATAGTGAATGTATTAGCTAACCAAGGAAAATCAGCCTTATCACTAATTTTTAACGATTCTAATTGTTTATCTAGGTTTAATTTTATGATGTTTATTTCATCTTTGGTAGTATCTTGATCTAACCAACGAATTAAATCTTCTTCTTTAATTTCGCCAAAAGGCTTGCAAACAGCCCCTTCAGAGAATTGATGATAGCCTTCAGTTTCAACAGTATTTTGCTCATTTTTTGCTTTCAATAAATAACGAACTTTGGTAATCGTTTGATTGCCATAAATTTCTAAAATTGCCCATTGATAACTATTCATTTATCAAACTCCAAGACAATGTAGGCTCATCCCATGAATATAGATTATTGTCTGTGGGATAAGGCACAGGACAATTCCATAAACAAGTTTCATCATTTAGAACCCAACTTGGAAATGGTTTTGGCGGAATAAAAGCATCTTTTTGCTCATCATAAGTGTAGTCAATACCAGCGTAATTTTTACGCAATGGTCTGCCTTCAGGATGTTTTCCGCCATGAGTGTTATAGCTGGTCTGAATCCAGCCTTCACCAAATAAACCGCTATCAATAACATCTTGTTCGGCAACAATAACTTGGGTTACTATTCCGTTTTCTACTTTTGCAAAATGGCTCATGCTGTGTAACTTCCTGATGCGTTATAAGTCAAAATGGTATTTGATCCTGATGTGGTTACGCTAGGACTACCAGTAGTTGTTCCTGAATACTTTGCAGTTGGTATAGACAAAATAACTACCCCTGAACCGCCATTTCCTGCTGTTCCTGTATTTGCAGCAGCATCTGTTCCACTTGCGCCACCACCGCCACCAGTATTAGTACCGCCTCCTGAACCATTCCCACCATTATTTGCGCCACTACCACCACCACCAGCGCCACCGCCACCACCGCCAGTATATGTAAAGAATGCACCGCCACCGCCACCGCCAGCTAGAGTAACTGCCGATCCAGTAATAGATGAACTAGAGCCATCCCCACCAGTTCCAAAGCTACTGCCAACAGCACTAGCACCACCGCCACCACCGCCTAAACGAGCCGTACCATTATCAAATCCTTGTCCACCATTATTTCCTTGTCCTGAAGTTCCAGCGCCACCTGCTGCTGCTCCCCATCCAGTACCGCCACCGCCTGAGCCACCACTTGCTCCAGCACCAGGACTTAAACCGCCACCACCGCCACCACCTAGGGATGTAATTGAACCAAAAACAGAATTACCACCATTTGTACCTGCTGGCCCTAATAAACCTCCAGTTGTAGCAGCACCGCCTGTACCACCACCACCAACTGTTACTGTGTATGCTGTACCTATATCTAATGTTAAGGTGCTAGTTTGATAACCACCGCCACCACCGCCACCACCTGAACCGCCACCGCCACCACCACCACCAGCTACGACTAAATAAGTAACTGAGTATGAAGTTGATGGCCATAAACCTAATTCATTATATTTTTCTTGCTCATCAAGCCCCCAAACCCCTGAAGCAACTGTGCTTGTTGGGGTATTGTTTACTCCAATAATCCCACCATTCCATCTTGGCATTATGAAATATCCTCATAAGATGCAGTTACAGTTAAATCGTTTGCTACGCTTGCTGTAGCCCCTAGGGATGTATTTTCCTCTAAATAAATTTGCGTATCTTTACCAATTACAATTAATGTTGAGTCTGCTGGAACAGTTACTGTAAATGCGATTGGAAACGCTGTACCGCCTAGACTTGCAGCAGAATAATATTGAATAGTTATATTTGCCGCATTTGTGCCATCCACATTTGATACATATAACGAATTAACTTTAAAGACTTTTCCAGATGAGGCTGCGTTACTAAGAATCTGTGTTGCACTTGTGCCACTTAAAGCTACAGTTACTGTTTTACCAATGATTGTCGTTGGATTTGCAAGGTTTGGTGCTGCCATATTTATCTCCCAAATACTAAATTAAGGCCGACTGCCTGTTGTTTTGTTAAACCAGTAGGAGTTGCCCAAGATGGAGCAGCGCTCGAACCACCTGATGTTAATACTTGACCGCTTGAACCATAATTAGCACCACCAATACCTATTTGACCAGCAGAGCCAATACGCACACTCTCAACACCACCTTCTGAAAACGCAATAGTGTCGGCTGCTGGAAAGAAAATACCTGTATTGGTATTTCCTGTAGTAGTAATTGCTGGCGCTGATACTGTTCCAGCCCCAACAACTATTCCGCTTATTGCTAAAAATCCAGTAGAGGGATTAAATTGCAGTTTTGTTGATGCTACATTTTCACCAGTAATTGTTCCGCTTGTGGCACTTGTAAAGGTTAAATAACGAGTTGCGTTAGTAGTTGTATCGTCTGTAATTGTGATTCCACCAGTTACAGTATTAGCAATCGTTATTGCTCCACCAGTAGTAGGAGTAATGCTGATGCCTGTTCCTGCTGTCAAATTAATATTTGACCAATATTGCCCTGTTTGGTTATAACTTAATATTTGACCGCCAGTTGGAGAAGAAAGCTGAACATTTGAATCAGTTCCTCCTAATGCAGAGCCAGCATTTACTCTTACTGTAATAACACCGCCACCAGCAGATCCGCCTTTATTACAAGCAGCAACTTGAGCTTTTATGTTTGGAGCTGATGGTTTTGTTGCTGTTAAGCCTCCAGTAACTGATGGATCATACCAAAGAATATCGCCATCACTAAATGATGCAGTATTTACATTAGTTAAAACCCCAAAAGTTTGAACAAAACCAAAAGCATTGTTGGCAATAGCTTCAGCAGCTACACCAATAATGTAAGTTCCATCAGTTAATCCTGTAGCTGGAGCGCCTGTTAATATTCCTGAAGCTCCTACAGAGCCTGTGAACATAATCACTTGGCCCTTAGTAATAGTGGCGCTTGCTTTTATATACAAATATTGATCTTCGCCAATATGTTGAACAATATTTCCGCCTGACATTCCGTAGGCTAAAGAATTATTAGTTGAATCCCATCCAAGCTGACCAGCAGTCAAAGCAGTTGCATAGGCTACATCAAAATCAATTACATCAATATTGGGGTTATATAAAGTTGGGTTTGTTGCCAAAGCAACAACTGTTCCTGATCCTGTGGTTGAATAGCTTGTTCCCCATGCAGAACCAGTTGAATTTGGTATTCCTGCGCCTGGATAAACCATAAATGATGTTCCAGCAACCCATGAAGCAGTAGTTCCATTAGATGTTAGAACAGTATTGTTAGATCCAATGGCTAGACGAGTTGCGCTATTTGTTCCATTGCCAATGATTAAATCACCAGTAGCTGTAATTGGAGATAGTGCGTTAAATGCAGCAGAGGCTGTCGTTTGACCAGTTCCGCCACTAGCAATCGCCAATGTTGCAGAAAGACCAGCAGCCGTTCCTGTTGTATTTTGATTAAATGTAGGCCATGTAAAAGTGCCTGAACTAAAGTTTCCTGAAGCTGGTGTTCCTAAAGCTCCACCATTCACAAGAACAGAGCCTGATGAGCCAACATTTACCGCTAATGCAGTAGCTACACCAGTTCCAAGACCAGTAATTGATCCGACTGCTGGGGTAATAGTTGTATTGCTTGCAGAAGTAATTTGACCTTGTGCATTAACAGCAATAACTGGAGAAGCAGTTGCAGAGCCATAGGTTGCATTGATAACACCAGTATTAGTAATGCTAAATACACCAGCGTTAAGAGTTAATCCAGTTCCAGCAGTATAGGTAGAAGATACGCTAAAGTTAGCCCAATCAAGAGCTGTAACTCCAAGAGTTCCGCCCTCTTGTGCCAAGCTATACCATGCAGAATAGGCTTGAGAGCCTTCTTCCACAAAGACGATAGCACCAACATATTCTTGCCAATCATCAGCGCCAACAGCGTATTCCCACGCTCCTGATCGGACTACATAAATGCCATTGTCTTTAGATAGGCTTTGGTCTTTAACAAGAATCCTATCTCCATTAGTCAATGGAACTGTATCAATAGTCTGAAAACCTGATAGCGAGGCAATATTTGCTAAAGAAGCAGCTTTTACTGGTTGTTTCCAACTTAATCCAGCAGCGTAATAATCTACATACTGTTTATTGGCAATTCCTGTAGCAGTTGTAGGCGCTACAGAAACATATCCTGAAGTAAAGTAAGCAACAGCAGGACTTGTTACACCAATAGTAGTGCTATTAATGGTGCTGTTGGTAATGTTAAGACCTGATTGATTAGGATCAGGAATAGCATAAAACGGCTTTCCTTGACCAATAAAAGTTTGAAAATTACCTTGAACATCAAAAAAAGCCTGAACAGGCAGTAGATTCTGAACAGTTGAATCTGATGGATTAGCCATAAAGCATCCCTTTAATTTTTAAGACTGATTTCCAACTGGAGTTATATACACAAGAGCAGGGCCTGATGCAGAACCAATAGCTGATACTTGGAAGTTATTGGCAGGAGTAGCTAAAACAATCGGCTGAGTCATCAAGGGAGGCAATACAAAAGAACCATTTGTTCCATCAACAGGAAGTGTAGCTGTAACAGCAGTAATTCCTATTGGAGAAATCTCAATAGCTACTGAATTAGCGCCAGCGTTCAAGAAAGCTGCGTAATTCACTTGATTGTTACCTACTGATGAAACAGTAACAGCAGCATGAGCTGAAGCCGTTACTGATAAAGCCGTTGTCTGAGCTTGTAATCGTAAAACAATAGTATTAGACATGATTTGTCCTTAGATTGCAGCAAGTTGTTGCCACTTAGATCCATCAGACATCCACAATTTACCAGTTCCAGTAGCGTTAGAAGTAACTGCTAGGCTGTTTTTTGGTGAAGTAGTAGTGGTTACATTGTCAGTAATAGCAATATCTAGAGCTAAAATTTCGACTAAACCAGTTGTAAGAGTAATGCTGTCAAGCTGAGGATCTGCGAAAGCTACACCTAGAGCTTTAGTATTTGAGGTCATGTTTTTTCCTTTGCAAAGAGGGTTGAACTACCACCCCATTATCCTATTTTTTTGTAAATATTCAACAATATTAACGATTTCGCAAATAATTCCCTAGGTGTCCTTCAAATACTTTTAATCCAACATGACCCATTTTAATTTCAGGATCTATCCATACTTTTCCACCAATGGAAATCCATTTATAACAAAAACTGTAATCTTCTCCATGCTTAAATTTCAGTCCATTTTTATCGACAATGTAAGAATCAAACAATGGATAAAATTCTTCATCTTTGGCGCTTTTATTAAAGTATTTTTCAGGAAATGCTTCGATCATTTTCTCTATACAGTTCCTACTGATCTTGGTAAATCCAGCAGGAATAGCTTCAACTTCCAATAGTCCAGTTTCAGGATCTGACCAAAGCTGAGGTTTATCTAAGTATTTGACCATATATTGAACTGGTTCTACCCTAGAAGGGTATATTCCACCGACTAAATCGACAGGATGATCTATAAGTTTTAAAAGCGCTCCACGCTCCCAACAGACATCAGAGTCAATAAATATAAGCTGATCGCAATCAGAATGGTAGAAATTAGTAGCAATTACTCCTCGGCAATCGGCTATCAAAGCGTTTCCAATATCATCAACAAGCGTAAATTTATCGCCTCTAGCGACTAATTGAATTAAGTCATCCAACAGACTGTGCATTGTTCCGACATGAACAGTTCCTGTATAGACAGGTATTGCAATCATTACATGAGTCATTCTTTCACCTTCACTAAAAGAAAAGCCCACCCCTTTTGGGAGTGAGCTTATTTTTACTACATTTTGCTATTAAGCAGTTACACCAATGTTTTTCAACGCTGTGATTACAGCATTTACAGCAGTTGCAATTGCTGTGCCAGTAGCAGAATCGCTAATGGTAGTAATTGCACCTGCTTGAACTACTGGAGTTTCTCCATAAAAGCTCATTTTGCCACCTGCAATACCCAACAAAATACCATCAGCAGCATTGCCGTTTAGTAAATAGACTGGGGTAATTGTTGATGCTGGTCCTGGATTAGCCATGATTTATTCCTTTCTTGAGCTAAAAAATTAAGATGCGATACGGCAAGCCAACTCAGGATAGAGAGGCGCCCAGCCATATAGAACATCCAAACGAGTTGGGATGGAGTCGTTGTTAATGGTGTATTGACGAACCACACGCATAGACAGACCAATTTCCTTGTCGCTTGCTCGACCAGCAAAATGAACACCTTCAGGCAACTCAAGATCGGCTACTGCGAGAGTAAACGCATTCTTGTGCATGAGGATATTTTGTGGGCTAACAGTTCCTGAGCTATTGAAGAAAGTTACAGCTTGTGCGCCTGAACTTGTTACGCTGATGTTTTGGAATTGACCAGCGCTGATTGGAGCAGGAGATACATTGACTGTAATAGTTCCACCAGTTCCACTAACAGCAGTATTAACTACGAAATTACGCAGTTTGCCGTAAGACTGACGATTCTGTGGGTTTACACCGAATACACCAGCAATAGTGAAGGTATCACCTTGATTTAGGCTAACTGTGTTAGTCAAAGTCAAAGTAATGTTGGCGCTAGAAGCCCAACCGCTAGTCAAGAAACCAGTAGCTGTGGTTACATTGACTGTAGCTGTTCCAGCAAATGATCCGTAAGTTTGGTTCACAATGTTCTGATCCATCTTCCAGTTCATACCGCCTGAATCACGACCCATCAAGCCTTTACGATACTGAGCAGAAATAGCTTCTTGTGGAACAAAAAGACCTTTCAAGCTATCAACAATCGTTGCGCTTGAGAATGGATCAATAACAACTGCTCTGCGACCATCTCTAGGAGCGCCTTCAGAATCAAGGTAAGCACCAGCGTTCAAGAAGGTAATAAGACCAGTTGGAGGAGTTCCAGCCGTTCCTACAGTATTGTAGGTGCTGTTTTTAGCCATTGTTAAGCCATCTAAGTCAATCTTGTTGGCGATAGCAGCAACTGCTGGCTTCAAAACACGATCAGAGAACATATCCAAGCTCAATGCCAAGTCCTGAGTAGTAAATTGTGTATCCACATGGAATTGGGTTGAGAGGGTTACAGGAACTGAAGTTTCGTTGAAATCTTCAACATTAAGCGCAGGGCCTGTCGTTCCAATAAAGCGACCAGGTCTACGGACATTGACTGTGTTACCAATCTTTGCACCGACTACAGCAAACTGGTCATCATAGTTACGATCTACTTCAGATGTAAAAGTTAATTCGTTTTCCAAGACCATCAACGCTTCGTTGGTGATCTTGCTAATGGTTAATAAGGTATTACTCATTTTCTCTTTTCCTTAAAGAAGAAATTATGGTTTACCTGATCTTCCCTGCCTTACGAGCTGCTTTCCATGCTTGGTAAGACCCATGAAACTCACCATCTGAGCCAATAGGTGTTTCCATTGCACTTCCAGTTGCTCTTATCGGACTAAGAGGAGCAGGAGCTTTAGACTTCTGAGTAACAGGCTTACTTGTAGGCTTTTCTTCAGCAATTTCTTGCTTTTCAAATTTAGCCTCCAACTTCCCAATCTCTCTAAGCGCTTTATAAACAGGCAATGCTTGAAACTTCTCAGCTTCTTCTTCCTCTAGACTAGCTAGATGGTAAAGAATCTCAGGGCCAACATCCGACTCAATAATTGCATCCCTAACTTCGTTGCTTACAACGACCTTAGTAGATTCAACAATTTCATCAAAATCAGCTAAATTTGGCTTTGCTTTCTCTAGCTTCTCACTCCAAGTCTTTAAGACTTTAGAGCGTTCTTCCTGAGCTTTGCGAACCGCTTCTTGCTGATCCCTATCGTATAACGCTTTCTCTGCTGACCATTCCGCTAATGCCTTTGCATATTCAAAAGCATCATCAAACTGATCTGC